AATGAAGCGGCATGGTTCGCTCGTTGCTCACTTGTGTAGGTATGAAAGCAGCGAGTGACGCGTTTCCGTTCCGCTTTATACGCCGCCTCAAAATTGCTCATGGCCATTGCTCGTTGATTGTGAATCAGTCGGCCTGACGACGCGCGATTTCTTCGTAAGGATCAAACTCGCGGCCGATGCGGAATTCGTATTCGCCCGGCTCAAGCATGATGCTCTCGTGCGTGTCGTGATCGCGCTGGTGGTCGAGTGACACGGCGGTTTCGAGAATGGCGCGCAAGATGCGCATGCCCTCTGGTGCGCGATCCATGACGGCCACGCTCGCGCCGTTGGCATCGATCACATGATGATGGCCGGTTTCGCTGTGACCGATGATGAACTTGCCGTGCTCGGCCTTCATTTCTGTGCCGACGATCTTTTTTGCTTTCGGCACATCACCAAGACGAATGATGGTGATTTCACCTTGGGCGGCAATCTTCTGAAACGTCCTCATCTCATTCTCCTGTAGTCATTAGGGGTTTACGTAGGTTTTTAGATGCGCGCTTAAGCGCACGCATTGATTTCCAGAACCTGTACTCACCAATCATCCAAGGGATGATTTTCATGTTCTTACCTCCGGACGAGTGAATTGTTCGGTTGGAAGACCCAGCATCCAAGACTGAGCGTCTAGAGCCGTTTCTGTGTTGGGGGGTACGCAAACCGCGAACTTTCGCCCCGTCCCACACTGAACTCGCAGATACCGGGCGCGGATCGTCTCGTTGTCTTCGCCCGGCAAATCGACTTCGACCAGCTCGCCAATTTGCGGGTCGCCGTCTTTATCGATTGATCGCGCGCCAAGCTCGGAAAGGATTTTCTCCCATCCGAGAATTTCGCAGCCGGCGCGGCGCTGCTCGATATTTGACGAAGTGAGCGCTGCCTTTGGCGTGAGGCTTGATTTGTCGGCCAGCCATTCGTCGGGAACGCGCGTTCCGTGCCAGCAGGTCACGCCCCACCCATCCGAATACTCCACGGCCTTGCCTGTTTCTGAATGCAGGCGTCGCTCTTCGTCGAACTTAACGACGCGCGGTCGATCGCTTACAAAGCAAATTCCGTTCCATGGCGCCCACCAACCGATGCTCTTGGACAGCCGCCCCCATTCAAGCAAAAGCGCGATATCTTCGGCCTTATATGAAACGCCGATCTCGTGACCGAAGAGATAAAAGGCTTCCCACGAACACCAATGGCCAGCGCCCCAGCGATTGTTGAGGAAGTAGGCCTTGAGGCTGCGGAGCTGGCTGCCGAGCTGGCTGTCGAGCTGGCTGTCGAGCTGGCTGCGGAGCTGGCTGTCGAGCTGGCTGTCGAGCTGGCTGCGGAGCTGGCTGTCGATCTGGCTGTCGAGCTGGCTGCGGAGCTGGCTGCCGAGCTGGCTGTAGAGCTGGCTGCGGAGCTGGATGTAGAGCTGGCTGCCGAGCTGGCTGCCGAGCTGGCTGTAGAGCTGGCTGTAGAGCTGGCTGTCGAGCTGGCTGCGGAGCTGGCTGCGGAGCTGGCTGTAGAGCTGGCTGCGGAGCTGGCTGTCGAGCTGGCTGCCGAGCTGGCTGTCGATCTGGCTGTCGAGCTGGCTGCGGAGCTGGCTGCCGAGCTGGCTGCCGAGCTGGCTGCGGAGCTGGCTGTCGAGCTGGCTGCGGAGCTGGCTGTCGATCTGGCTGTCGAGCTGGCTGCGGAGCTGGCTGCCGAGCTGGCTGCCGAGCTGGCTGCGGAGCTGGCTGCCGAGCTGGCTGCCGAGCTGGCTGCGGAGCTGGCTGTCGAGCTGGCTGCCGAGCTGGCTGCGGAGCTGGCTGTCGAGCTGGCTGCGGAGCTGGCCCGGTCTGCTCGCGAGCAGAGCAAAAACGAAATTCACTGCGAGCTCGCACATTGCCGGCGACGAAAAGTGCAGGATGATCGGCGAAGGCTTTCCAAGCCGCGCATAAAACCCGCGAATAACTTCGTCGCCCGTAGCAAAGTCGGCTGGATCACAGCAAAGGCCGATCTGCAACCATTCCTCGCGGAACTCAATAAGACGAGCTTCCTGCGCCGCCGTGAGTTTGGTTATTTTCTTCATTTGTTTGTTCTGCCGTTGATCTTGTATCAGCCGCCAACTACGGCGATGATCTTGTCCAGGTTCGCCGCAATCGCGACGATGGTTGCAACGACGACGAGCGCTTGTGCATTCGCGGCCGCAAACGATGTTGATGTCTTATCAGCCATGGATCGCCACCATCGCTACGAGCGCCATCGCGCCGATTGCCGTTGCCATGATCGAAGCGCCAACCGCTTCGCAGAGAATTTCGAGCCATTCGCGAGTGGTCGGCATCACGCGGCTTCCGTCTCTTGGCTCAGGTCGTAAGCTTCGGCCTCCAGCTCGCCGAGCAAGCCGCAGTCGTGCAGCGCGTCGGTGAGCACCGACAGCCTGTCGTTCGTGCTGATGTGCGTGAGCGCATTGCTGGATGCTTCGCGGGCCAGAGCGTGAATGAACTCGTCAACGCCAGCGGCCAGATTGCGAAGTTCGTCAGCGGCGAGTTGAAATTGTTCTGAGGTTGGTTCGAGGTCGAAGGCGACCGGCTCTACCTTCTGAACTGCAGCCAGCATCCGCTGGTAGGCACCGTTCAGGTAAGCACTGGCGTGGCGGTTGGCGGTCATGTCAGCGCCCCTCAATACGCTTCGGCTTCGGCTTTAGTGATGAAGAAGTGAATGCCGTGCGAGCATTCGTCCTGCCAGTTGTCATCCCAGCTGTCGGGGACGACGCGCTGACCAACGCGATATTCGGTGCGCGGCCCGTGGGCATCAGTCACGCCAATGTCGGCGCCGATAACCTCGATCACGTCAACAAATTCAGCGCGGCACTTCCGACCGAAAGCATGCGACCGCTTTGCCTCTGCCGGAATTTTCAATTTGACGATTACGCCGTCGCTGCACTTCTTCCAGCCGATCAAGTCCCCCTCGGGCAGAATGCGGGTTTTGGCGATGGCCAAATCGGCATTCTTGGCGCCCGTGAGGTTGGCGTCCGCGAGGTAGGCGCGCGTGAGGTTGGCGCCCGTGAGGTTGGCGCCCGTGAGGTAGGCGCGCGTGAGGTTGGCGCCCGTGAGGTAGGCGTCCGTGAGGTTGGCGTCCGTGAGGTTGGCCTCCGTGAGGTTGGCGTCCGTGAGGTTGGCGCGCGTGAGGTTGGCGCCCGCAAGGTAGGCGTCCGTGAGGTTGGCGTCCGTGAGGTTGGCGCCCGTGAGGTTGGCGCCCGTGAGGTTGGCGCCCGTGAGGTTGGCGCCCGTGAGGTTGGCGCGCGTCTTAACCGCCCACTTTACCGCCAGCCCGAGCTTGATCGAATGAATTTCGTTTTCGTCGCAATCGATTTCGGCGGTGAACTGGACCTTGCCCGAGAAACGATTAGTCACGTCGAATTTGATCATCTGTCCCTCCAACGACCCGCGTCGGATCGTTGGAAGAACACTAAACCAAAACGGTACAGAAGGCAATAGCCGAAATTAAAAGATTTTAGCCAATATGGCACAAGCGCGAAAGTTGCGCCTGTCCAACGGGTTAGTAAATGGAATGTTTTTTATCCTAGCGGCGAATTGCCTGGATGAGGCGGATTGCCTGCTCCCGAACCTCTTCGGGTTGGTCCCGAAGCAGTGCGTCGGCGCTCGGGCGGTCGGGATGACGGAAGAGGTCGATTGGTTCGATGTCCAGAGCCTCTGCAATGGCCACCTGTACGCCCAAATCAGGGCGCCGCTTTCCTGTCTCCCATCGGGAAACAGTCACGTGAGAGACGCCTAGGCGGTCCCCTAGGGTCTCCTGAGAGAGCCCCCGATGTTCCCGCCATTCTGCGAGGAATAAGCGGTGAGGCTGCCTTGGTCCGATTCTAGGTGGCATACGCCCACTATAGTAACCGGCTTGGTATAGGTCATTGCGCCAAAGCGGTACGCTATCGGTTGACATTAACTTACCGATTTGGTTTAATCTGATGCATGTCCGATCTTCCCCTGAAAGCATACCGCACCAGCCGGGGTATTTCGCAGGTTGCCCTCGGTCGTGAGCTGGGCGTATCGAGCGTTACCGTCTCCCGCTGGGAGAGCGGTGCGCGGAAGATAGATGCCGCCCTGCTTGCGTCGATTTCGCAAAAAACAGGAATCCCGGCGCGCGATCTTCGGCCCGATCTTGCTGTGGCTCTTGAGGGTGAGGCATGACGGGCTACGTCTACGCTATTGATGACGGCCATGGCCGCGTGAAAATTGGCTGGTCGCGCAACCCTCTGCGTAGATTGGTAAAGCTTCGCTCTGATTGCCCAACCAATGTGAATTTGATTGGCGTTGTCGCTGCTTCTTTGAGTCAGGAGACCGAAGCGCACGCGCTTCTGGCACCGTGGTGCATTGGCGGCGAATGGTTCGACGGCTCGGCTCCGACGGTGGCTGCATTCGTCTCTATGTTGCCGCGCCCTGCAGCGCAGCTTGCTAAGCAATTTGGTAAGGGGCGAGCGCATCCGTTGGCACAATATCGCGCCCAACATCGCATTACCCTGGCGCATCTTGCGAAGCAGCTTGGGCTCTCTCACTCCACTCTTTGCAGATATGAGAGCGGCAAGACGACGCCGAGCCCAGACGCTATTCGAAGAATACGAGCCCTGACGGGCATCACAGCGGATGCTCTTTTTTGGAGCGGTGCCTAATGCTCGGTCAGCACCGCTCTGAACATCAACATCCGTTCCGCTTCGTCGGCGAACATAAGGCCCTTGCGGCACAGTTGAGCCAGCGTTCGGGGCGTGCACACCACTGTGTACTCCGATTTGTCGTAAGTCCCACGCTTGGAGACACAAAAGACGCGCATCTGGCCGTCCCCGGCGTCTTCCCACTTCCAAAGGTCTCGGATCGGGTATTCCGGCTCGCCCCCCGTTTCGTAAACCTCCCGGTCCC